AGGATTTCGTAGGTGATCATGCCGTTGTTGTATTTGCGGAATGTGACATCACACTTCTTGCCAGACGCACGATACTCTGGATCAGGGTGTGGCACTCTGCGTGTGTGAAATGAGTTTTGCAGTTCAGTTGTGGCAGGAATGTTGACGTCACGACCAGGAGCTGGTCTGATGTCTTCGGTGGGCACCATGTCAGCTTTTTCAATGTAGGGATTCTCATCGCCGATGAATGCAGGATCCACTGGTTCACCGTTGAGCACATCCAGGGCCACTTGATACTTCAACTTGTTGGCACGACCTTTTAGGTTCAACACAATGCCAGTTTCATCGAACACAAAGCGTTCAAGTTCTTTGGCTGTAGGGAAGTCAGTCATGAGACCTTCAATGTCAAACTCAGCTTGACTCATTGTGGGTGTTTTCTTTGCAACTGGGTGAGGCTCACCTTCAGGGAGAGGTTCAAAACCGTGTTGGGTCTTTGGTGCCGCATCCTGTGTAGATTTTGCTTCGGGTTCTGAACCCCAAACGTCAGCCTGGGTAGATTTAGATGTAGGTTTTTTCATTTCGTTTGCTTTCTATTCAATAAAACAAACACAGCAGGGTCTGCCTGCTGTGTGATTGGACAATTACTTATCCGCGGGTTGGACCGCGTTTGGTTCTAGTATCAGGACTGATGCTGCGTAGTGCTGTCTTGTCCGCATCAGGGTTTGGTTGGTTAGGCTTCATGCCTTGACCACGCTGACCAAAAGCGTTGCTGACCATGTTGGCCAGACCTGCCATGTAGCTGCCACGATCTGACTTTTCAGCCAAGAATGATTTTTGCTTGGTGGGTGTGCCAGCATTGCCAGATTGAGGACCACGAGCCTGGTTCACGGGCTTGCGGTTAGGGTTTGCTGTTTTGCTGATCACTGGTGAACCTGAGCTCTTGTCAAGTAATACAGCACCACGAGGTTTGTTGCTTGTTGCCATGTTTGTTTTCCTTAAATTGCACCTGGAGTAATGTAGACATTACCTGTGCCTGATACGCCTGCCACTGCCACATACATTGTGCCATTGTAGGTTGCTTGTGGAATGTTTAGAACCAATTGTTGTCTGGGTCCAACCACTGTGCCTTGTCCTGCTGCACCGCCCGAGACGGGCACCACAGCATTGATGTCGTCAGCATCAAAGCTGACATTGACCACAACCACGTTGGCTGCGTCGGAGTTCACTACCAACAAGGCAGTTGCTCCAGGCATGGTTGTGCTGGAGTCTGTTGAATCATCAGCATAGGCCAGTGCGAAACTTGTGCCTACTGGTGTGAATACTGTTGTGCTCATTGTTGATTACCTTTTCTTGGACCAGCACCTGCGTTGATACGGTCTGGTGAACCTGGATGACGAACCTGTGTGCCACCAGTGCCGCGGTGTTGTGTGCCACGGTTGATGTTGTCACGGATTGAGCCTTGAGCTGGCACAGCTGGCATGGCACTCACAGGAGGTGTCTTGCCGCCTTGACCCATACCGGAGTGATGGCATGAACCATCATTGCCCTTGCGGTTTGGTTGCTGGCCCATCTGAACCAGGCGACCATCATTGGCGTGACCACTCCAGGTGTTGGTGTGATACTTCTTTGAGTCGCGATCGACTTTCATGAGTTTGGCACCGTCGAAATCAAGTCCGACATCGCTCTGAGTTTTGCTGTTGTATTTCATTTCATTTTCCTTGGGGATTTGGATGCAGACTTGCTGTCACGGCCACCAGCTGCACGCTGGGTTGAATAGGCAATGGCCACGGCTTGCTTTGGTGGCTTGCCTGCGGCTATTTCTGTCTTGACATTCTTCTGGAATGCTTTTTTGCTGGTTGACTTGATCAGTGGCATAGTGTTGTTATTTAGTTGATTTAGATATTATCAGAACTTGTGCCACGTTTTTGCAGTGTAGACAAAGCTGCTGCAAAGGCTGCTGATTTGGCAGCCACAGCGTCTTCAGTGTCTGTGATCTCCACACTTTGTCTATCAGCGATGACCTTGTCTATGATCATTTTCTCATACATGATGCGAACCTTGTTGTTGTTCTCATCAATGCTTTTGACATAGCCTTCCATGAGGCTTTCTACAAAAGGCTTGCCCAACTGACGGTTGGCTGCTTCAATAAGGTCTTGTGCTGTGATCTTGGCAGTGCTGCCCTTGGGGCGTCCAGCACCCTTTCTTGCACCACCACGACTTGATATTTTGGTCTTTTCCATAAAAATATTTATACAAAGATTTTTTTTGAAACCTTTTCCGTCCCAAAGTCCTGGAAAAACAATACTTTAGTATACATTGGCCAATAATTCAATTTGTGTTATAATACAACACATCATCAACTATCCAGGATCACACAAATGATTTGGCTTGCTATAATTGTAATTTTTATTTTCTTGTTTTATATTGGACAAGCTGGTTCAGCATTGAAACTAATATACCACACGTTCTTTGTAGGTCTAGGTTGTTTGTTTTTGTATCTTGGTTATGATTATCATCAGGCCAGCATGTCAGCATTGCCAGCTGCTGAATATCCCAATAGATTACTGGTTGATTATTTTTCCAAAGAAGCCTACATCAGACAGGCCAATCAACGATACTTTATTGGAGTTTTGATTTTGATTGGCACGTTTGTGCTGCCATTGATTGCTGGCAAACAGTCTGACAGTCAACGTTAAAAACCTGGCAAAACACTGACTATAAATATTGCTTTCGACAAGGAATGAATAGACATGAAACGAGTAACACGAGAGTTCATCACTCTACGACAACCCAAGGCCACCTGGAAGATGATGGTAATATCTGGAGTGGACCGCAGCCGAATCTACGACGGTGAAACAGACTGCTACGACAATGTAATGCGTGAGATCAAGGGACAACCTGATGTCATGGTTTGTTCGGGTTGGTTAGTGGGTCCCTACAATTCAGAACTGGATCGCACCATGATCATACCTTGGTGGTGGAACGTGCGTAAAACTGAGTCTGGATCAGTGTTGCATTACGACTGCACACCCTATGGCGACAACTCCATTGAGTTTGAATACATTGTGGATCGTGACATCATTGAATACATCAAAGATCCCATGAACACTCTCAGCAGCAGCATACCTGATCCCATTGAGTATAGCGGTGGTGTGTTCTACAGTGTGGATCAGACCAAGTCAGAAAAGACAGCTCTGGGTGATCTCAGCTTGGCCAGCATATTCTACAGTCAACGTCGCAGCATCATCACACTGGATCAAGGCACTGCTGTGCCCAACACACGTCTAGGCACACTGGGTCTCACAGGCACAATCAATCTGCAAACTTGACGCGACGAACCACAAATGCATCGGTATCAAATGCTGTGTTCAATTTCACAGCAGCATTTTGTGCCGATTTTTCTTGACTGTAAACTGTGTTTTGATATCGCGGAGTTGCTGAGTGCAATATGTTCTCATCGATCACAGCAATGGTAATGGGTTGACCTTGATAGGTAACCATGTAGAGTGCATCCACTGCCAACACGTCTTGACGTTTGAGTCGGTGGCCTTGATCACGTGACAGCAGCACAGGGTTTCTAGGTTTCATACCGTATTTAACTTGGGTGTTAAATATATCATGCACAGCTTAACCAAAACACATGTGGTCACCACATATCGATACAATCCCACTGTGGGTGAGTGGCAAATTCGCAGTCAGGATCGTCACACACGATCAACTTTGGCACGTGAGTGGTGGGAGCATTGGATCACCACTGGTGAGTTCTTGACGCCTGTTTGGTCAGTGTCAGGCAGGCTTGTGACTCGATCCGAAATGAATTCCAGACGCAGGGCATCCTCAACCACTCGCAGTGCTTGATCATCACCTAACTTGGTTTTGAGTTCTCTAAATCGCAGTTGCAGTCGCAGACGTTCAAACATTTGGGTCATTTCTGTGGATGTTGCGTAATTGGACATGTGTTATTGTATGTTTATTTAGGCTGTAGTGCAACAGTTTTGAACAAAAAGTTAAGTAACAGTATGATCATAATCGACTGTTCAGACTACGGACCCGTGGCTCCTTGGATTGGCACTGCGGATCAATTGGCAGGCTTTTTGCAGTATGCCGAACACATGATAGCATCACACAGCACAGACTTCCTGGATGCCTGGCATGATCGTTGGAGTCAAGCCTTGGCCTGGGACTCAGTGATGTATGATGACACAGATGATGAATGGTATGCACGCTGTTTGTTGCTGCAGGCTGTGCAGGGACTGCGTGGCATAAAAGTGCCTGAAGTGCAGGTAATTTCTGAATGATTTTTTTATCGCTGCTAAATATTCAGTGCGGATGGCAATCCTTACTGTCAGTTCCCTAATCCTGCAGTAAATCCTTCGTCTTTCATAATGCCATTTGAAGATGTCCTAGCTAAGCCATCCGCACACTTTGTTCATATTCTCCGTTTTGAAACCCTGGTAGTTCTGGGTGACATTAACCCGATGCTGTAAAAAGGCATCGGGTTTTCTTTTGCTTTTTTAAAAGTCGACTAAATAAAAGACGCAGGGTATATTCACTTACGCAACGTAAGCCTGATTTGGCCCGAGACACCTGGCTCCGTGGGTGGCGATCACGGAGTTCTCTAAACAAATCAGGATTGTAAACAAATCCATTTAAGAGACATCATAGCTGACAAGGTTGGCAGGCCGATTGTAATACTGCTGGTGAATCCGTTCTGATGTGTGACGGCAGCCAAATCCCAGAGGCTACTGGGGCTTTTGAACACTACCCTTGCCACGCAAGGATGCCTAAAACCCTGTGGGTTTGTTCAATCGGAATGGTACCAAGTGAGTGGGACAAACACGCCGAAAGGTAACCCACAAAGCCTCAGACGACGGAGTCCTAGTTCCGCTGTGGCTTGCGTAGTTCGACACTGAAATGGGAGATAGCAAAACCTGCCCAGCCTGCAATGGTGTGTTTATTAGGATCTG